GTATTACAAGATGAAATTATTAATGGCGATTATCAAGAATTAGCAGGTGGTTTACAAGTAAGATTTCAGGGTTCATCAGACGCATCTACTGCAACCTTAAATGATGAGTGGGAAGTAGAAGTATCTGGAATCTATGAAGAAGTAGATAATCCTTCTATGCGTTCTGTTAAAATGACTCGTAAAGATTTCAAACAATTCTATCGAGGTAAGAATGGCAGTCGCATCTACTAATGCTTGGAAAGTTAATGTAGAAGAAACAATCCAACGAGGAGTAAAGAATGAGTTCTTTAGTTCTCTCCCCGTCTTTCGTTCAAGAGATTTTCAACACAGAGGAAATCAATTCTGTATATTAAAAGGAAATGATTCTGATGCACAAAATACAATGTATCAAGTATTGCCAAATGATTATAATTTAACTTTAGAGTTCTTTATGTTAGACCATAAGCGTAACGATACTACTGTAAAGCGTTTTTTTAATACGGTATCACGCATAGAAGAGATATTTTATACTTTAGTAGATTTAGATCCATTATTCAGTTGTTCTATCAATGGAATTACTTATGAGGACGATGTAGAGTTTAATGGATACAGAAAAGCAACTTTTGATATAACCGTAGGAAATACAAGATAATGGCTTTGACTTTTGAAAATATTACTTATGAAAAGATTATGATTCCGTTGCGTGATAAGTTACGCACAGAGTTTAAAGGTGCATTGCCAATATACTTTGATAATCAACATCAAGACATTGGTACAAAATCATTACGCATTTATCCTACCTCACAAGAATTAGTAGAAAAGAGAACCAAGTCTTATTTGAATGTATATAATATCGAAATGGATTATGTACTAAAAACATACAGAGACGATGAAAAAGCATTAGATCAGATGTACAAAGATATTACCAGGATAGAAACCATATTGTTTAACAACTCTAATGGTGGAGATATTCCTTATTTCTATGCAGGTATGCCTGAAGTAGAGCATAATGTAGATGCAGGAATAGATAATGTCTATGTGTCACGCATTACTGTTCCAGTGCTATATGAAGAGGTACACGAACAGTTTGTAAGATTTATTACCTCTAATGATAAATTCTTTGTAACTTCAGATGGACTTTTTTATATTGTAAGGAGTTAATTATGGCTAAAATTTATAAAGCAAAAGATAAGTCGTTACCACGCAGACCAAGTTTCTTGGGATTAGATACTCAAGATTGGTATGATTTAAATGCTGGTAAAAAGGTAGAATTATCCAAAGTGCCAGAATTAGCAAAAGATTATTTAGAAGAAGTAAAATCAAAAGTTAAAAAAGAGGTAAAGTAAAATGGCTATTAGTGCAACATCAGTTTCCCCTAAAGATTTTCAGTTGGGAATTATAAAAGAAGCTACTGCTGGTACAGCAGTTGTTTCATCAATGAATTTAATCAATATCGACTCACTTGAACTTCCTGCTCTTAATCCGTTACAAGTAACAGATGTAAGACACGGAACTGGAAGAACATTAAAACAAGTCGATACTTTTGCATCAAACAAATTAACAGTAAAAGAAATAAGTTTTTCAGGGATAGCAGATAGCACTATCCTACCTATTTTACTTGAAAACATCACACAAGACGCTTCTGGCGTAGGTTCAAGTGGCGATGATTTATATGAAGTAGCTAACAATTATGAGCCAAGTGCAATAGATATTGCTACAACTACTGCATCAGACAACTCAATGACATTTACCGTCGCAGTAGACAATGCAGTAAATAGTGCATACTCAATGGTATTTAAAGGTTGTGTTTTAACTTCTTTAACAATCAGTGGTGATATTGGTGAAGAATCAGGAAGAGTTAAAGTATCTGGTACATTTAAAAGTGGATTAGTTCCTGACTTATCACCTTCTTCTGCTCCAACATTTGGAAGTACAGCACATTTCAACAATAATTATTTTGTAACTGATTTAGATACAACTAAAGTAGCAGGTGTTGCTGATTGTGTATTAAAATCATTCAGTTTAACTATAGAGAACGATGCTCAATTTATGGGTTTTGATTCCTCTGGAAACTATCAAGTAATTCAAAGAGCATTACCTGAAGTAATTGCTACTTGTGACTCTGTTGTAAAATACGATGGAAATACACAAGCATTGATTGAATCATTTGAAACACAATCTATAGGAGATGCTTCAGGTACAGTTGATGTAGATTTACAAGCATCATCAGGTACAAATAAAATAGGTATTGATATTAACAATACTATTTTAACTGATGTAAGTTTTTCAGAAGAAGAAGCGATGTTCTTAAGTATATCACAAAAAGCAGTTGCAGATGCTACTGGAGCTAATAAATTCTTCAGTATTAAAGCAACTAATACAACTGCTTAAAACAAATAAAGGATAATCAATGTCTAAAAAAATAACGCTTAAGAGTGGCAAAAAAGCTACCCTTATAGAAATGTCTGTAGACGCCTTTGACGAATGTATGGACTCTATACAAGTTGAAGAACAAAATGGTGGAATGATTATAAAGAATCAATTTCGTGTTAGCACACTTTGGATTAGATCTGGAGTAGAAAACGCAGATGATAAATTTATCAAATCACTATCTATTGAAGATAGAGCAGAACTTCAAGTAGCTATTCAGGACTATAATAGCTTGGGGGAATAGAAACCCTCTCACTGGAATTAAATATATTGATAGATGATTGGTGTGAGGGTTGTAGATATTCTACCTTTCCATATAAAGCTAAGTTACCTCTAAAAAAGAATAACAGCGTTCACACCTTTACATCTATGGACGATGTATGGTATGTTATTAATCTCTTAAAAGAAGAATTAGAAGAACATAACAAAACATCTAATAAGAAGTTTGAACTACATCAAACTATTAAATCACATATTCCTTTTTTTACTTGCCAAAATCATTTTTTAGATAGACAATATCAAAGAGATATACAACGATATATTTATTGTACAAAAATGAAAGTATCCCCTTTTGAAGGTTATTATGGAAATCACCCAAAAAAGTGGATTGATAAGTGCAATGTTATAGAAAAAATGTTAAATTATATTCAATCAAAACAACTAAAAGTGAAAGAAAATGTCTGAAACAGATTTAAAAGTACAGATTCGGTTTGAAGCAACTGGAGATAAAGAATTAGCAAAAGCATTTACATCTTCTGCAAATGCACAAAAAAAGTTAGAAAAAACAACAAAAAAATTAAATGAAGCTCAAAAAAAAGCTGGAAAAAGTTCGAATATTTTAACAACTGGTTTTACAAGACTAACAAAAGGTGCAGGTAAACTTAGATTTAGTTTGGCTACAGCAAGAAGTCAGTTGCTTGTTTGGACATTTGCTGCTAATGCGTTAAATAAAACTTTAGGTAGAGCTGTTAGAGCTTTTTCTGAACAGCAAGTATCAGTTGCAAAATTAAATCAAACTTTGCGTTCAACAAGTTTTGTTGCAAGATTAAGTTCGAGAGAATTACAAGGACTTGCTGCTAACCTACAAAGATTAACTGGTATTGGAGATGAAACGATTATCTCTATGCAAGGCATTCTATTAACTTTCACCAAAATTAAAGGCGAAATATTTAAAGATGCTACGGAAGCAATTATTGATGTTTCTGTGGCTATGGGTCAAGATTTACAACAATCTGCTATTCAGGTAGGTAAAGCACTTAACGATCCTATTATTGGTGTATCAGCATTATCTAGAGTAGGTATTCAGTTTACAGATTCTCAAAAACAATTAATTAAGCAATTTGTTAAAACGAATCAAGTAGCAAAAGCACAAAGAATTATTTTAGATGAGTTGAATGTGCAATTTGGTGGAACTGCTGCTAATCTTGACAGCACAAGTTTTGCTATGAAAAGAGTTAAAGCTGCTTTCGGAGATTTCTTAGAAACTGGTGGTGGAAAACTTGCTCCACAAATAGAAAGAGTTGCAAATGTTTTAGCTGACTTTTTAGAAATGCTAAACAACACGGAAGAGTCAAGAGCAGATAGAGCATTTGCTATGCTTTCAAAAGAAAATCAAACATTAGCTATAAGAGCTAGAATTACAACAAAAGAATTTGAACGAATTGAAGAACAATTCAATATTATTGGTGTAGACGCTGTTAGCAAAACAGGATTTATAACTACTTTAGAAAATATAGATAATCAAATTCGTGAACTAAGTAAACAAGGCAAACCTTTAGATAGATTTTTAAATGAAATAATGGAAAATAACAAAAATGCTGGTGTTACTTTTGAAAGTCTATTTGTAGATATAGATACATTTAATAATGCACTAACAGAGTCTTTTGGAGGTTTACAATTATTTGGTTCAGGGTTTGTAGGTTTTACCGGAGATATACAAGAATATGCTAATACGATATTAGATTTGCAGGGTGCTATAAGAGGTGAAGGATCGGGCAAACAAATTCAATTAGCTGATGATATAGCTTTGATTGGAATGTTAGCTAAAGACGGTATTGATTCGAGTCAATTTGATGACTTTGTAAGTGCTTTTGATTTATTGGGTTCTACTATAGAAACTAATGCTGGAGAATTTAATGTATTTTCCCCAATACTAACTGCTATTATGGACGGAACAATTCAATTTAATAATTTAACAGAACAGCAAATTGAAAGGTTAAGAGTATTAAGAGAAAAAATTGTAACATTAGGTGGTACTTATGGTAATTTTGAAAGTGATTTTACTCCATTTGCTCAACAAATGGAAAACTTTAATAAAGCAACAACTCCTTATGTACAAGCATTTGACCAGATGACTGCTGCTGGATTGTTATTTACAAAAAATAACAAACAAGTAACCATACAGCTTTTACAATTAAGAAGAGCATTGGCAATAGGTAATGTTATACTTGGTTTTACAGAATTTTTATCAAAAGGTATGTACGCAAAAGCATTTTCAACTTTAGCTACTGGTATGACACAAGTTGCACAAATAAAAGCACAAATAGATGCTGCGAGAGAAGCTGCTACTGGTGCAGACTTTGTAACAAATGGTAGACAATTACTAATGGTTGGTGATAATGCTACTGGTAGAGAAAGAGTGCAAGTAACACCTCTTGGAAATACTGGTGGTGGAGGTGGAGATAGTTCTGTTACTATTAATCTAAATGGTAATATTTTAGGAACTGAAGATTTTGTTAGAGATGAACTTATCCCTCAAATAGAAAATGCTGTTGGGAGAAATCTTGCATAATGGCATTAACACTTCAACCCAATTATAAATCAGCTCTTGGACAAGGATTTCAGGAATCTTGGCTGGTAGAAATATCTAATACTGGTGGATCAGGTGATACTGCTTATATTAGAATAGGAACAGAAGAAGTTGGCTCTGGTTCTTCTATCTATCACCCATTTATACAAAACCGTATGTCTATTCGTGAGTCTATTGACTTAGAAAAAGGAACTGCGAAAACTGGTAATATATCAATTACTTGTCACGATGGAACACTTGCAAATCATAGTCAAAAGCTATCCAAAGAAATTTTAAATCAAGGAACACGATATTATCTAAATCATACTGTTACCGTAAAATCTAAAGTAGGAAGTATTGGTAGCAGTGATTATTTAACTATTTTTACTGGTAGACTTAAAGATGTTAAGTTAAACAGTAATCATCAAGTTGTATTGACTATTGCAAGTGCTACCCCTATTGACTTCATTAAGATACCTCAATACCAATCAAGTTCTGGTAATTATTTCCCTATATTTTATGGTACTGGTACACCTACACCTGCATCTGGAACTGGTGTTAATAAAGCATTTACTGATGGTGGTAGAATGTTTCCAGTTCAGGTAGATACTTTAAATGATGGAGATTATAAATGTTTAGCACATAGAGCAGTTACTGATGGTAGATTACACTATCCTATTA